GCGACCCTAGCGACCGACCATAGTATCCCCCATAGGCCCTCTTCAAAGGGAGTATCCAGCTACCCACTTAGAGCTTACAGAAGGGCTTCTAAGGGCACAGTAGCAAGAGCCTAGGCGATTAGCTGGCCTAGCAGCTTAAGGGACACTGTGAGCCGTACAAGAGACTCTAAGGTACATCATAGAGGGTAATCGGTAAGTAGCTCCTTAGTTAGTGGTTAGTCGGTATAGCTATAGTCTCATAGGTAGCCGGTAAGGTCAAGCCTTATCAATACGGTAGTAGCTATCCGGTTAGTATCCTGGTTAGTCCGGTAAGCATAGGTATGAGTAGTCTTGTTAGTAGGTAGCTAGGTGCGCCTGTAGGCGGCTTATCTATTTCGTTTGCTTAGAGGTAATCTGATTGTCTACCCATATAGTAACAGAGCGAGTGCATAGGCTTCTCAGGGCGTATCTGTTAATAGGGATAAGAGAGAGACTAAGAGAGAGAGACTAAGAGCACTACTAAGGGATACTACTACGGGAAAGACTAAGGGACTGCCAAGAGAGGGTGAGCCGGTACGTGAGCAAGTAGACACTAAGGTAAGGGATAAGCGGATAGATAGAGAGGACAGCTAAGGGATACTGATAGACGGTACTGATAGAGCTATAGATAGAGAGCTACTAAGAGGACTACTAAGTAAATAGATAGAGGAGTAAATAAGAGTTGCATTACCGAATTCATTATGACACTATACAACCACTGAAACGGAACACTCCTAACTAGTGACGTATCGATAAGGGTTAACCTTATCAACTAAGATACTAAGAACCGTATTGAGTTGACAGCTTCAGAGTAACAAGTTAGTATGCAGTACGTGAGAGGTTATCACAGCGTCCGCGACGGGGACGTTAGAAAGCAGGGCGAGCTTACAAGTATGCCCACTAGTCAGGGGAATCGGAGGTGCACCCAACAAAGGCACTCAACAGTACAGTAACATCGCTCTTTAACAATCCGGTTATTCTATTATGTGGCCTGCACTCACAGCACTTATATGAGGACAGGAACATGACAGCACAAGAACTAATTGCACAACGTAAGCGTTACAAGGCTTCTAATAAACTTGAGACGTTGCATAGGTCACTGTCCTCGCAATCTGTTAGTAAGGCAAGTGAGGATAGCGCAGGGTTTAACGTAGCTGTAGACGCTCGCAAGGCTATGAAGAGGCTAGCAGTGCTAGACTTGGATAAGCAAGACAGAGCGCAGCACAACAAGCCATATAGACCAAACGTACGCCCATTCAGAGCACATGCTGAGAAGCCAGACACTAGAATCAGAACACACGGTAAGACGGACAGGGATACATGTTCGTACTTCAGAAACAAGAATGGCGATAACTTACCAAGAGATATAAAATAACAGTTGACAGCGTGACAGGTTACATAATAGAATAGCCGGACAGTTTAGCAGTAACCGACTCCACAATCACTTAACGAGTTGGGTTACTAGCCGAACTAACCACTAGCAACAAAGTGGTTGACAGTTAAAGAGTTACAGTGTAGTATTATTCACGGTGAGCAAGCTGAGTAACGCAGATGCCACTGGACAGGAAAGCGAGTAACGCTTAATGTCACTGGAATTCCAAGCCAGTATAATGTAAAGATGGGATGGCTGGTTGAAACCCTCGGCTATATAAAAACAGGGTTGTAGCAGGTAGCACCTGACCACGACAAGCATGTGGGAAACAGCGTAATCACTAGCGAGTTACTGTAAGATTAAGAGGGCCACGTAGCCACTCATTACAGGATGACAGCGCACTGATTGCACCAACTAGGCTAGGGCCGAACGGGTACACAACGGTAAAGTAGTGATGAAACGCCGCAAGGTAAAGTAATCATGAAACGCTAGTACAGTACGCCCTAGTCAGTTGGTTAATGTAAGTATCATAATCATGGTACTGACTTTAATTAACTAATCAATGAGGATTCAAAATGACTACTGCAACTAAAGCAATCAAAGCAACTAACAAGCCTGCACTGGCAGCTACTAAAATCACTGCACCATCCATGACCGCGAAAGAATTGGACGCAGCAATTAAATCTGTATGTGATGACTCTGTATCACTGCAAGACCGCATCCATGATGTTGCTGTTGAAATCATGTTGCATACCTATAAGCATGGAGATTACACCCGTGCTCAATCACTGGTTGATAACTTGGGCAAGGGTATTCGTGCCAAGGCGCTGGTAGAATGGTTCCATAAGGCTGGCCTGACTGTTGATGATGTTAAGGGCTTCACCGCATTCAATAAGCCAGTAATGGTTAAGAACTGGGAAGTATGCCTGAAGACTCGTTGGTACTCCATGAAGCCTGAGAACCCGTTCGCTGGCTTTGACCTTGATGCTGAGATTGCGAAGCTGATTAAACGTGCTGAAGCTGCTGTTAAAAAGAATGAAGAACTGCCAGCCGATGCTGAACGTGCTGAAGACTTCAAGATGAACGTGGTAGCTGATAAGCTGGCAACACTGCGCTCACTGGCTGGTATCACCTTACAGTAAGCCTGCACTTGGAGACGCTTATGTCTAATGTAACACGTATTAAGTTCTTGGCGCTTGTTCCAAAGCGTATATGGGATGGTAATCAACCTTATTGGGGTGGCCCTTCAGATATGGTAACACGGGAGGTAGAATTCCGTACCGGTCTAGGGCCATGCGGTAAGTACGTTGACCTGCTGGTAGTAGACAGGGCAGACAATGGTGACTTGGTAATCAGACAGTACCATGCCGACAAAACTGTCACGACATTCGTTTACAAGGAGGAGGATATCGTAGGGCGCATAGCAATTGAAGAGGCTGCGCCAAATGGGGACTAAGTGGCGCGTACTGGTAGAAACCCTTGGTGATGGCAGTCAGAGATTCGTACCACAATACAGGGGATTCTTATGGCTGTGGTATGATGGCGAAAAACATAGCCTTTACGATTCCTACAGGGCTGAGTATGACACTTACGAATGTGCTATAGACCACATAAAGCAATATCGGGATGTGGTAGCACGCAATTACGTAGTAGAATCTAAAACGACGGGAGTTGTGTAATGACTAAGAACAAACGTAAGATTAACAAGATTGCCTTGATTAATAATGCTCGTGGCTTGGCGCGCTGGCGTAAATACGTGGCATTCCACTCACTAGTTGCGCTGTATGGTGAAAATATGGCGTGCGTTATCATGCAAGATGGCGATGAGTCTGTCGGAGGATTTCGTGATGAGTGGATGAGTAGTTGTTCGCCTGATAGCCTATTGTCATGGGTTGACACTAACTACTGTGATAAGTGGGTGTCTGCGTACGCACATTTCTATAGCTACCGCTAATAGTGTACTGTCCAAGCCTTGCACTAGCAGGGCTTTACCGGATACATTAACCACATTAGGATACAATCATGAATACTGTAGTATATAGTACAGATGTCAATCACCAAACACGCAAGACAGGGGTGCCAGCGGCATTATCAGAGCCTTACAGCAAGAACTGGCAGTGTGAGCAACGTGTTAGCGAAGAACGTCATGCTGCGGCTTGCAGCGCCCTGCGTAAGCATTACCAGACTAAGGCTACCAACTATGGTATGTCCTTGGAATCATACTGCCGTCGATTTGGAGTTAAATTATGATTTGCAGATTAAAAGTAGGTGACCTTGTACAAGTGGTACATTTCCAAGGCATGTCAGAACGTGCCCGTATCCTGTTAAAAGGTAAAACAGTCGAGGTGTATGCACATGTAGGCAGAGAACATACTTCTGTACGCATCAAACCTGTAGGTTCTGATACTTCATTCGGTAGTTTCTGTATAGGCGAGTATCGCCTTAAACTTGTTGGGAAGGGTAAAGATATGTCTAAGTTATTTGCTGTAGGTTCTTATGTAACGTATGTAGGTCTGGAACACAGCAAAGATATAACAAACGCATTACAGGGTTGTAAGGGTGTAATTCTAAAAAACAGCCGTTACACTGTACAGGTTAAATGGATTAATGGGCGGGGTGAGTACGCTACTCGCGCAGGTAATCACTGTATTGAAGCGCTTAAGCCTTGTGCTCCTGCGTTCGGCCCTATTCCTACATGTAATGAAGACTTCAACGCATATACTTTTGAAGCCGCACAACTTGGTGAGGTGTTACGATACCTACCATTGCACCCAGCTATTACACCTGTAGTTAACTATGTCCGTAAGGTGGGTGGTGGTATCTGGTTCCATTTCCGCACCAAGGAGCTCAGTGATGAAGCAGCCAATGCCAGCGGTGGTGTGACCTGCGGCACGTCTAACTGGGTGTACTACAACAATCACGCTTGGTTCGTACAAACAGCAACATGGCTAGGTGGTATGCACGGAAACTTTGTACCTGCATTCGAATGGCCCTCTTTCCCACATAGTATGGAAGCAGCATTCAACCAATGCTACCTCACTGGAGAACAACAATGAAACTTAACCGTATGCTGGTAGTAATGTCAGCCTGCACTAGCAGTGGTTCTGACGTAGCTAACACGAACAAGCTACGAATGCGCTTGCATGACGAAGGCTTGCGCTTTGATGAAGCAGAAGGCTGTTATAAGGGCGTTGCCGAAGCGTCCTTTGTTGTACAGTGCGCCAACTTCTCACAGGTTGGTGATTTGGTCAACATGGCAGACAGCTACGAACAAGAATCTGTTATGTTGGTTGATGCACGTAACAAGGCATTCCTGTTGTACTGCAAGGGATGCACGATGAAATCGTTGGGGTATATCCAGATGAAGGATATGTCTGTTCCTGGAACTGCGCTGCCAGAGGTGGCTTATACTAAGGTGGGTGATTATGTCTACTATACAATCTGATTGGATTATTAACAAAGGGCGTGTACGTGCTCCTTTTAAAGCAGGTACTAAGATTGATGTTAAGCTACGGGATAGTAGCGCAGATGGCGGGATATACCTCATAGAAGGCGCTACTTGTGGGCCTGCTCACATCTACGACTGGACTATCGAAGGTATCAATGGTGATGTATTGGAATATCGTTTAGCGGAGACTCAAAGTGAAAAAGAATCCTAACGTAGCATTGGTAGCGGCTAAGGCATCTATTGCAACGTTGCACCGTGAGCTGGACACTGCCCGTAAAGAGAAGGATGACTTGGCGCGACTGGCTAGCAATAAGTTTAAGCTAGACGGGCAGCATATCGGCGAACTGCGTGTGTCTATCCGCGAGCACCAAAAGATTATCGAAGCAGGCAGTGCTAACCGTGCTGCTCTGCGCTCTAAGATTAAGACACTGCAAGATAAAGTGTCTCGCCTTACCTCTGATAATAAGGGGCTTAAGGCTGTATCTGTAGCGCTGGCTGTTATCGTAGCTGGCTATGCTCTCACGTTTTACTATGCGGGGTTACTGTAATGGCACTTGTACATAGCCAGACGCCTAACGCTAAGCCTGAAGACCAGAAGAAAGGTACATATCAGATTACACCTTTCGAAGTACAGGCATGGCTACGTGGTGAGTCTTTGAACACTAAGGATTACGCTATAGTACATGCGTTCTATGCTGCCCTTGGACAGACTCCACCTGACCAAAATAAAGAACCCTTCTATTCCAACAAGGGTGGCGGTGTTCAGACAGAGCCTGCACTAACAGGGCATACCGGACATGCAGAAACGACTGCCGTAGTCGATGCAGCGAAGCGTCGTATAAATACCCCAAAGCGCCTAGTGAAACCAGCACCGACGTTCACAGGCCCGTTGGAAAGCCTGCGCCAAATCGCCAAATTGTCCGTAGCTACCTTACCTGATAATGATGCCTGGGAAGTTCTGGTATCGTTGGCTAAACGCTTTAACTTGGAGATTGAATAATGACTAAGGTGTATTATGATAGCAGTAAGCCCATTTCACTACCTGCTATTGGTGTCCCATATACATGGGGGACAGGTGTTAACTTCTATGTGCGCGTAGACGAGAAGGTAACAATCTGCCTTAACAATTCTTTCGCGTTCAATAAGGTTACGTTAGTACCAGAAGACCCAGCTAACGTGCACACTACAGATATGCCTAACTTTGCATATGCTGCTTCACTGGAGGTTAAATAATGACCCACGTAGTCTGTAAAGCTACTACTCCGGTACGTGCTGACCCTGAGCTGGGTATACCATACACTTGGGGCGAAGGTCGGTTCTGGTATGTACGTATCGGATTTAACAGCACTATAATCCTCAACAGCGCCAACAATGGCATATCTTCTGTTGGTGGTACACGGCATACTATAAACCTAGAAGGTTTTCGTTATGCTACGGAGATGGAAATTAAATGATGGCTTATTATTTTGGTGTGTTCCTTGGCTGGCTTGTGCTACTTGCACTAGCAGGCGTTGGCGTACTGGCATTGGCTGGATGTGCTGCCGGTATCAAGAAGTGTTATAACTACGTCCGTTACGATGTCTAATTGGAGAATACAATGATTAAGTTCCTAGTCCTGCTGTTGACCAAAGCCTATCAATCTGAAGCACGTAAGCTATCCCGTAAGTCTGAGAACCTGCGTGATGCTGTAATATTTGACCGCGAGAAGGCTCTGGAGCTGGCCCGTGCGTCTCAGGCGTATATTGATTCAAGTCTGGATGCCAAGCGCTTAGCGGAGCATACAGAGCGCCAAGCATTGTTTATGTCTGCTAAGGCAGATTCTGTATCTAAAATCTTACTGGGTGAATAACATGGTTAACTTGCATATTATCTTTCGTCGTCGCTTGACGGACTTCCTCTTTAACCCTAAGCGCCCTAATGTAGTAACGTTTAAGAACGTGTACATCACGCACCGCACTGGCGGCTTAGAAGTCAAGCATAATGATGGTAAGGTATACATCTATTCTTGGCATACGTTGAACCGTGTACGTACTGAGCACTGCTAAGTTAACAAAGAGAGCATGGGCTGTGGCCTGTGCTCTACTGTGTTTACTAAGGAGGCACTAATGACTAAGGTAATTGAGAAGCGTCTGTGGCTACCGCAAGCCAAGGGGCTGCTACATGGTGATGATACTAAAATCATTCACAAAGGTTGCGGTACACGGGCCAGCTTGTTTATCAAGAACGATGCTGATAGATGGTGGTGCTTCTGCCACCGCTGCCGAGGTCAAGGGTACGAACTGAAGGTACAGCAACGTATCAAGATGAAGCTGGATAGTAAAACAGGTTGGATGCCTGAGAAACTAATCCCTATCACAGAGGCTATCATATCCGAGCCTTATAATTTCCGTGAGTTGTTCAGTCGTTATGAGTTGGCTCAGTATGTTACGTTACTACAATATAGTACAGACACTAAGCGTGTTTACTTACCTGATGAATCTGGTAGCTACCTTGGCCTTGATTGTACGATGCAAGCTAACGCACGTTTTTACTCACCATTTAAACGTAACTTGGCGGTGTTTCATAGTGACACTGGTAGCGATTTATATATCACTGGTAGTGTTACGGACTATCTTGCAAGTATACATGCGTATAAGTCTGCCATCCTGATAATGAATCGCCTAGCGGAGAAGGCTGCACTCGCAGTAGTTGCAACCACTTACGAAGCGTATACAGAAATCCGATTAGGAAATTATTTACGTGATGACTTCCTAAAGAACGTGAGGCCATTCTTATGAGACGCTACCTACTTAAAATGAAGGCTGGCCCTGTAAAGGGCGGCTACTACCTCGCACCTGGTAAGGGAACTACAATACACCGATACCGTGCGTATCACTACAGTGAAGCGGAGCTAACATCACCTGACTTTAAAGATGATTTAGAGGGTGGCTTCCTTGTACTAATTCCAGTGGGTAAACTATGTTAGATAAATTGCTGATTGCCTGCCTGTCTAATCGTAGCCGGTATAAGGCGATGTCCAAGTCTGTCCCAATGGCTGAGATTGGTACGAGTACGGCTTGGCTTATAAAGTCTTTTGGTACTGTGTTTGACCGTAACCCTGAGATGCAAGATATGGATTATGATATCTTGGAGACTATGGCACGGTTGAAACTTGAGGGCCAAGAGAGTGCCCCTGTGCTGGCCTTGATTAAACAGGCAAGTCGAATTAAGGTAACACCTGAGCAGGTAGCCAACACCACGCAGATTCTCTTAGAGAACGGTTATGCAGGTGCCTGTGCTACGCTAGTAAACCGATTCCAAGAGGGTGAAGAGATTGACCTAAGCTATGAACTGTACAAACTCACAATGAAAGTGCGTACAGAGCTAGGCCAGTCTGCCGAATCCATGTTTGAGGAGCCTGATATTCATGAGATACTGGCTGAGCAGGATAGAGACGATGGCCTTAAGTTCCGGCAAACGTGTTTGCAAGACCACATCAAGGGCATTATGCCCCCGTTGTCTATTGCTCTATGCGCTGGTGTGGATTCAGGTAAAACGTCGCTCTTAGTTGATGAGCTTACTTACATTGCACCACAGGCTGCTAAGCTATTCCCTGGTAGGCCAATCATCTGGTTCAGTAATGAAGGTGTAGTCCGTGAGATATGGCCACGGCTGTACTCATCTGCGTTGGACAAGACTGGTAAGGAGCTGGCACAGTTCTCTAAATCCGAGCTGTATACCGCCTACGAGAAGGCCGTGGGTGGTAACCGTAGTATCATCAAGCTTAAGGATGCGCACGGCTGGAGCTTGGCGCAGGTGCACGGTGTAGTTGAAGAGATGAAGCCTATCATTGTTGTCTTTGATATGTTGGCTAACTTTAAGTTGGCTGGAGTTGAGAAGAAGCATGAGAAGATGGAGGCATTGTTCCAAGAGGTGCGTGAGATGGCAGCACTTCATAACTTCATCGGCATCAGTACGGTACAGCTTAGTGCCGAAGGGTATGATATGTTGTACCCACCAGGCACCGCATTGAAGGATACAAAGATTGGCGTACAAGGTGCGCTTGACATTCAACTAATGATGGGACGTCTAAATGACCCAGCCTACGAATCCATTCGCGGTTTCTCACTCCCTAAGAACAAGCGAAAGATTGTTGGAAAGCCTGGAAACTTCCGAGCTGAAGTTATATTCAAGCCCGACACGGCGCGCTTTATCGATACCTGATGACGAGTTTGCTCGTATGCTAACCTGCTCACAGGCTGCCGTACTGGAGCTTACAGGCAGGGCGCTTGCTGCTGCACGTGAAGATGCTAAGGACGTACCTTATGTACGTCTTCAATTACTGGAGGATATCCATGAAGATTGTTAATAAAAAGAGCGTACCTAACTACCCTACTTTTGGTAGCCTTAAGCAAGGTGATGTATTCTATAACCACGGTAACTTATTTATAAAGTCGGACGTCCTTGGGGTATCTGGTGTGACTGCGATTTGTTTGGACACTGGCTCAACACACAGCTACTCTAATGATACTTGTATAACAGTTCCCCAAGGTGTTGAGGTGGTGGTGTATGACTAAAATAAATAGCCTTATACAATTAATCAAATTGAATCAGGCCAGTGACGAGGGAGATGGCCTTGACATCCTATGTGGCGTAGTTAAGTGTCGTGGTGTAGACTGCAACGAATGTCCTCTAAATAATAAAGACAGTATGAAGGTACTGATAAGCGAACTGGAGGCTGTAAATGTCTAAGACCATTGTATGTACTGTGACTGAACGTTTCTGTAAAGAGCGCGACCGTACTATGTATAAAGTAGACAAGCCTTTACAGGTTCTCAACAGCTTGAAAGAGGCCCGTGAGGTCTACATGATAATGAACCCTTTCTATAACTACGATTTACATATCGTATCTGAGTCTGTATTACATGAGGAGTTCCGCTGATGGCTAAGCTGGCTTGCATGAAGGGCGTAGCGTTCGAAGAGAAGCGCCTACGTCAGTGGATGTCTGAAGATGGCCTTGTAGTTGTACAGACTAAGCGCGATGAGTTCCGTTGCATTGTACGTGTAATGGAAGACTGCGAGGGCCAGTACGTAACCTTTACCAGTGCATCCGGTAAGCCACTGTATAACTTACAGGCGCATAGCTCTGTGTTCCTGGACTTGTACGCTCGTTTCAATATCAACAAGTTCGATATGGGTTGCAGTATTGACGATGACTTTAACGTCACCCGCCGTGTACTACGGGCCAGTAAGAAAGTGTACGATACAACGGGCCTGCACTCACAGACGATTACTGAAACCAAAACGGTACATGACAAGCACGGTATTAAATATAAAGAAACAGTGTACGAGCATACCGGTACATTGAATGCTGTATTCTGGTTCTATGATATGCCGGACGTACTTGATGCCTACGAAGACCGCCGCATTGTTATGGCGCACTTAACTCTAGGTTCAGGTGGTCGTCTCAAATGTCCTGAGACTTGGATAGTTAGCTCTGTTAATGGCGTTGACTTTGCTGTTGGTGAAGTTAACGACTTGTTTGCAGATGCACTGGCGGCGAAGCATGAAGGTCTGATGGTCAAGCGTTATAACTTCATGTACAAAGAAGGGCGTACTACGGACTGGATGAAACTTAAACCAGAGGATGAAGTTGATGCAAGAATTACAGGTTTCACTGAAGGTAAAGGTGAGTTCCTTGGACTCATCGGCTCTGCAATCGGAAAGACTGAAGCGGGTGATGAGTTGGCTTTCTCAGGATTCACTCTTGAAGAAAGGCGAGCTATCACAGCCAACCCTGAAAAGTTTATTGGGCGAGTTGCTGAAGTACGATTCATGCAGCGTGACAGTAAAGGCGGTTTCAGACACCCAAGTTTCTACCGCTGGCACCCTGACAAATAAGGACTGGTACGTAGCAGTGATTGACGGAATGTTATGTTGGGTGGAAGACCACCGCAACGGACACCACGACTGGCGCGAAATCCATCGTGCCTTAACTAAATCAGAGGTAAAGAAATATTATGAACATTCAACAAATAATTGATGTTGTTGGCGCGGTAACAGCAGGACGTTCTTTCTACATCGCAGGTGGATTTGCCCGTGACTTGGCTTACTGTGTGAAGCCCAAGGATATGGACCTCTTATTCACGGCTGATGCTCGTGACAGTAACGCAGATGTGTTTGCTGATATGTGTGATTACTCTGATGCACTTAGCAAGCTGGGTTACAAGGTAGCAATCTACCAGGCATATGACCAGTCGGATAAGCCTGGCGACTTCAATGACCGGCTGTTTGGTTGTATGAAGGTCGAAGGATTTGATGTCGACGTAGACCTGTTGTTTAGTAAGTACGAAAGTATAGGTGAGATTCTGGAACACTTTGATTTTAATATCAATCAGTTCTACATCCTGCCATACAGTAAGCCTATTTATGCAAGGGGCGTTAAGCCCGATACTTTGGTTCAACTTAAAGATGTCTCTGAGCAACGTAAGGAATATATGACTGCTAAATTTGAAGTGCTTAACAATCAACCAGTACCGGAAGGTTGTCTGGTACGCCCTGCGCACATCCCTGAACGTGCTGAGCCATACCGCCTAATTATCACAGACTGGAACCAGCCGTATGTGTGGTGCTACGTAACTGGTGAGCAGACATACGAAGTGTTTGGTGGACTTACCTGGGAAGAGGTAGACATTGCCCGTGCCTGTGGTCAGTTGAAAGTACATGATGCACGTCCTAATATCAACCGTGCTTTGGATTATGATAACGGCGAACATCACTTGTAAGGAGTATAGGCGATGCGGGTACATGTAACAGACTACGAAACAGAAACTAATCCGTGGTTCGGACAAGTGGCATCGCCTTACTGTCCTGATAACTACGTGGTACTGGAGGCAGGTGAAGACCTGCTTATTGGCGGCGGTGAAGTACAGTATGAGAAGCGCTGGGAGACTCGCTACGCTTCTATTGATGATTGGAAGGCCAACTGGAAGGGCTTGCGTGTTAAACCTGATACAATGATTGTGGTGGCTCACAACGCTGCTTATGAAATGAGTTGGTGGTTGGAGCATGACTATGAAAACTTTATGGCATTCCTCAAGCGTGGCGGTCGTGTGTATTGTACCGCTTATGCTCACTATCTACTCTCCAACATGCAGGACACATACCCAGCCCTTAATGATACAGCACCGCTTTACGGAGGCACACCTAAAGTCGACGCTGTTAAGGCTCTATGGGAAGCCGGAGTTAAAACGTCGGACATTGATTCAGAACTGTTGTCTGAGTATCTCTCCGGCCCTTGTGGTGATATCGCGAATACCACGAAAGTATTCTTAGGTACATGGGAGCAATTGAAAGAACGTAACATGCTGAAGATGGCAATGGTACGTATGGATGCCTTACTGTTCTCATCAGTCTGTATGCACCACGGTCTACGTGTCGACATTGACCATGCCAAGGCATTGCAGGCCGAGTCTGAGAAGCGGCTAGCAGAGCTGCACTCGCAGGTGTATAAGTTACTTCCTAAGAAGATGCCAGCGGAAGCCGTTAAGCAATTTAAGTTTACGCGCTTTCAACAATCTGCGCTCATCTTTGGTGGCCCTATGAAGTACAAGGGGCAGGTACACCGTACAGATGCCGATGGTAAGTTCATCATGAAGAAAGCCGAGGGGCCATTCTTCAAGAGCATCAAGGAAGCGCTACCTGAATCTGAATGCCTCTTTGATGAGGAGGCAGGTGGACTGTGGTATAACGAGAAGCTGAAAGAGCACCAGGCGCGGTACTCATCTGGTAAACGTAAGGGAGAACCCAAGTTTGAAAAGTATGATACGGATGAAATTGATACTAAAATTGGGGAGTTTACCTTCCAATTTGACGGGCTTGTTTTGGGTGACGTTCGTACTAAACTGGCTTCTGCTATTGAATCCGAATGGTCTGGTGAACAGCGACTCGCTGATGGCACTCCCGTTGTATCTACTGCTGGCGATGTCCTGGATGTTCTGGCTGCGCATGATGTACCAGGTTCAAAATGGCTCCAAGAGATAGCTAAACTGGATAAGGACTTAGGTAGTTTCTATCTGAAGCAGAAGTTCAATGCTGACGGCTCTATCAAGAGTGAGTCTGGTATGCTTCAGTACGTACAGCCTGATAACTTTATCCACCATACACTCAACCACACCTCAACTGTTACATCTCGACTGTCATCGAACAAGCCGAACATGCAACAGATACCAAGGGGAGACACAAGTCGTGTTAAAGAAATGTTTGTTAGCCGGTTCGGAAGCGATGGAGGAATTCTTCAGGAAGACTACTCAGCGCTGGAAACTGTTGGCCTACAGGTGTTCACTGGAGATACTCATCTTAAGGACGCATTACTTGCAGAGAAAGATATGCATAGTATCCGACTCGCGTCAATGGAAGAGTTAGATTATGATTACGTCGTTGCTCGCACCAAGGATAAGAAGCACCCTGAACATGCAGAGTGGGATGTTAAACGTACAGATGTTAAGCCGGTTGCATTCCAATACCAGTATGGAGCAACAGCTTATGGTATGGCGATGTCTACAGGGAAATCACAGGAGTTCTGCCAAGCGTTTATCGATGCCGAGCAGAAAGCTTTCCCGGAGGTTGAAGACTGGTACAATGATGTTGTCTTTGCCACGGTTGAAAGAACTGCGCGAGAGCGCAAGCCTACCAGAGTGCAACTTGATGATGGTCGATACGTACTGTTCCACACTGGCGTATTTACAACACCTGATGGAACTACCTATCAGTTCAGGCAGCACAAGAAATCCAAGTGGGACAGCGTACTAAGACAGAGGGTTGAAGTCAGTGAGTTTACTATCCCACAGATGCGTAACTATCCTGTACAGGGTGGCTCAGGTTTCTTTGTCCAGCTTGCTTGTGGTATGCTTATCCGGCATTTTATTGCGAATGATATGTACGGGGGTAAGTGCCTCCCAATTAACACTGTGCATGATGCTGTGTATATGGACTGCCATAAAGATGTTGTATATCAAGCAGCCTACGAAGTAGAAGCAATCATGGAGTGTATCCCTGAGATGCTGAACAGTATGTGGCCTGCGTTCAACTGTGAGGTTCCTTTCCCTGTAGCTGGTGGCTATGGCCCTAGCATGGCAGTGGAAGAGGACGTGTATGAAGACACGCCAGAAGCCAAGGATGCTTTCAAGGCTGCTAAGGCTAAGTTCAAGAAGGAATTCTTGGCTAAACGTAAACTGGAGGTAATGTTCTAATGGCAGGAATGCTGTCTAAGGGCGACCATGTTACACTGCGGTGTGGCTGGCCTGCCATTGTAAGCCACGACTTAGGCGAAGATGGCTATGAGCTTAAGCTTGAGTCTGGTTACACGATTGAAGTTGATGAGTATGGGCAGGCAGGTACTGGCCCTAACCGTCTGGATGTTGTTGAAGTTATCAAATCTTAATCAAAGGAAATAATATTATGACTACCATGAATGCTCGTATTGCTGCCCGTGCTGCTGCTGCTGTTGAACGTACCGGTGACCAAGCTGTTGCTGTTGAGGGTGGCGGTGAGAAGAAAGAATATAAACTGGCCCCTGAAGGTAAGGTTAAGGCACGTCTGATTGGTTACATTGAGCGTGGGCCACAGGCACGTAAGCCATACAAGGGCACTCCTAAGCCTCCAATCAATCAGTTTATCCTGCGCTTTGCTCTGTTCGGTAGCGGCGATACCTACAAGAACAGCGATGGCTCACCTATCACCGTTGATAGCCGTCCGTTTACTGTAGGCCGTACTGAGCTGTCACTGGCCCTTAAGACATTCGTTAAGATGTGTCCTAAGAAAGACGCCAGTCACTTCATGGAGCTGTTGAACCGTGTGTTCTGGCTGAACATTGTACACCGTACAGGCGAGGCTAAGGAAGGTAAAGAAGCACCTATCTTTGTTAACATTGATGGTGATATCGTACCTGCTGTCAAGGACTTGCTTGATGATGACGACAACGTAATCGGTCAGACTGAAGTAGCATGTCCTGAAGCTGATGAGAAGCTGTTCCAAATCTTTGAATGGGATGTACCTAGCAAGGAAGACTTTGAATCCCTGCGCCCAGGTGACCAGAAGAAGATTCGTGGTAGCACTGCCTTTGCAGGCTCTGCACTCGCAGCACTTGTCGGCGAAGGTAACCCGTCTACCACTGATGCACCGGAGCCAGAAGATGATGGTGACGACAACGGCAATGAGGAGCCGCAGGAGCCTGCTGGTGAGCCTAACATCGTAGTGTCTGACGATGATATGCCTACATTATGACAGGTTGTATAGACCACGGCCAGCACGGTGAAGCAGCCGTGCATGGCACTAAGTGGTACAAAGATGGGTGCGTTGGCTACCATGTATACTCTTACTGCATGGCTAACGATAAAGACCCACGGAGCCTTAAAGGTACTGGGATAGTAGTCCGTCATAAGTGTGATAACCCTAGATGCATTAACCCTGACCATCTGGAATTGGGAAGCCACTCTGATAACATGCGAGATAGAGTTGTTAGGAAGACAGGCTGTAGGGGAAGTAAACAAAAGGACGCTAAGCTATCCTACGAGATTGCAGATGTAATACGTGAGACGGTAGGGAAGTCACAGCGTGCGTTAGCTAAGGAGTACAGAGTGAGTCAGTATCAAATATGGTCTGTACTTAACTATAAGACTTGGGTTAAGTAATGGCCTTACCTGAACGTCTACAGGGGCGCATGGCTGATGCTGCCCCTCAGTTCCACCGCAACGATACTTATACGACGCTGGCTGTTGATGCTGACAGCCTCATCTATAAGGTCGCAGCCACTACCAAGGGGTTAGAGACAGCAAAGCGTAAGCTGGTAAGCGCTGCTCTAACATTGCACTTCCTAGCAGATGCCGATACAAGCCGTCTGCACCTTACCCCAGCCCACTGTAAGAAAGCAGGCCGCTTCAATGTAGTGGCTGAGAAGCCATACCAAGGCAACCGCGACCCTGGACTGGATAAGGATGGTAACCCTAAGCCAAGTACAAAGCCTGAGCTTGTAGAGCCTCTCAGATACGTTGTTGGTCGCCGTCAGTTGGAGCTTCCACCAGAACTTGAAATCGTATTCAATGACGTATACGAAGCAGATGATTCAGTAGTTATGGAATGCGAAGCAGACCCTAACGTTATATTTTATTCAGAGGATAAAGACCTCGACTGTTTAAGGAATAGAAAATTATGTCAACACGAAATGAGAGTATTACCAGCAATACAGGGACTGGGTTATCTGCAACTAAAGGAGCTATCCCGCTCGAAGAAAGTGGTTGGTCGCGGCCCCGTGTTCTTTTGGGCGCAGATGCTGATGGGCGACCAAGCGGACAACATCAAGGGGATTCGGAAAGCGAATGGCAAGCTGTGTGGTTCGACGAAGACCTTCCAGTTACTGCTGCCGTTCCTGACGGACATGAACGACTGCTTAGTCCCGAATTCCTTTTCTCCGACTTATACTGAGCAAGACCTTGCCCGATATGTCTTATCACTGTATAAGATAGAAGGGCAGAACCCCTGGCCTGAAGCCTGGCTGCTCTGGCTGTACCGTACTGAGAAGTACAGCTTCTATGCGCATATGCAACACCTCGGCCTGTTAGATGACAGTGAGCTGGGTGTGTGGTTGAAACAACAAGCTAAACTTAACTGGTTTATTAAGGATAAAGAATGAACAACGTAATCAACTTAGGCCCACACGTTCGCGTTTTCTCTGCTGCTGAGCTGGGTGACTACATTGCCCGTGGCACCTACCGCCAGGTAGGTAGTATCCGCACGGAGTATGTGAACGTAGCTACTAAGAACGTGGCACGTTCCGTTGAGGCGGTAATCTTTGACCGCCCACTGAACAAGCTGTATGCAGTAGAGCAGCATCGCGGCATTGCTATTCGTGCTGAGATTCTGGACGAAGAAATGCGCCAAGCTATGCTTGATATGATTCCTAACTTAGAAGAAGGCGAGGGCTTCACCTATGACCAACGTATCACCGAAGGCACCGAAGAAATTGACGCGCTCAATGATGACCTCGTTAAAGCTGAAGTTAATACGGGAACAGAAGGTTTGCCTTTGTTGCCAGCGCCCACTGAAGGAGCTTGAGCCTAAGAACTGTGTGGTTGACCATGACCACAAGACGGGCCTGGTACGCGGTGTTCTGTGTCGTGGTTGTAATGGTGCCGAGGGTAAGGTTGCCAACGCAGTAGGTCGATGGGCTGGTACTGGTATGGACTACGATAAGATTAAGGTATGGCTACAGCATATGGTCGCCTACCTTGACCGTGAATCGCTTCCGTACATCTACCCTACTCACCTATCAGAAGATGAGAAGAAGGCCAAGGCAGGCGATAAGCGACGTCTGGCAGCACAGAAGAAGGCAGCGGCAAGAGCTGCATTAATTAAAGCGAAGAAGGCGGCTAAGTAATGGCAAAGATATCCCTGATTAACCTATTCAATAAAGATAAGCACGTTGAGATATTGACAGAGCATAAGTCAAATACTGCTGCTGCTAAAGTATACAGCGAGCTGCACGACGTACCAGTAAGCCGCCAACTGGTAAGCTACTGGCGAAGTATCTTTATTACGAACGATGGCAAGAAGGCCAAGACCAACAATGGTATGAAGGCCAGCCGTGAGCTGATTAGTCCGTCACCAACGGATGATATCGGACACACGGTAGTGCCCGGTATGTGCCGTCGTATTATGGTTGTAGGTGACCTTCACGCCCCGTACACACACCCTGACGCTATGGTGTTCCTTAAGCACATCCGTGATAGCTACGGCCCGGATATCGTAATACAGATGGGAGATGAAACCGATGGACATGCAATCAGTTTCCACGACTCAGACCCGAACCTTGACAGTGCGGGAGTTGAGCTTGAGAAGGCAAAGATTGTGCTTGAGCAGCTTCACGGACTCTTCCCTAATCTTCTACTCTGTGATTCCAATCACGGCAGTCTGGTATATCGCCGTGCAAAGGCTCACGGGTTACCGGTTCAATTCATCAAGAAATATCGCGACATTCTCTTCCCACAGCACGGTGCTGATGGGTGGTCTTGGGCTGACGCTTGGGTACTTCAGACACCCCTGGGAGCTGTCCGATTCCAACATCAAGTCTCAGGTGACTTCATGCTTAATGCCTCTCATGAACGTACCAGTATTGTACTGGGGCATGAGCACGGTCGATTTGAAGTACAGTATGCAGCGTCATCTGCGGCGCTCTACTTTGGCGCGTATGCGGGTTGCTTGATTGACAAGGCTAGCATGGCCTTTGCCTACGGTAAGCTACACCGTAAGAAACCAATCATGGGCTGTATGGTAATCACAGATGGTAACCCACAGTTGATTCCTATGTTAATGAATAGCAATGGTCGCTGGGTAGGTGCCTAAATGACAAATCTGGAGCGTTTGAAGAAGCGAGGTGAAAAGGCCGCAGAGCGCTCCGGCGCTCAACATGAGGCTGATGTTACGGCAGATGAGATATACGCTGCTAAGTACCAACATGAAGATGGGTTCGATTTGTATTCAGAGATAAGGAGTTTAGATTATGGTTACCCACGATGGTAAATACAATCCGTATAGCATTGACGTAATCCTACTGAATGGCCCACCGGGTTGTGGTAAGGATACAATATCTAATGGTCTGTGGGGCGCTAGCACCATTGCGGGTAAGCAGTTTAAACAGATGGAAATCAAGCGAGAGCTGTTCCAGCAAGTATTTAAGTACTTCCACTTAGACTTAGAAGAACAGCGCGATTTCTACAAGTTGTACAACTCACGTGAAACTAAAGAATTGCCTTGGGGCCGCCTGGATGACTTGTCTCCACGGGGTGCTATGATTTACGTATCCGAAGAGGTGTGTAAGCCGGAATATGGTAACAACTTCTTTGGTAAGGAGGCTGCACATCGTTTACTGGAACATTGGCGCGGCGGCTCTAAGCTCGCGGTATTCAGCGACGGGGGCTTCAGAGAAGAAGTGCAAGAGCTGGCTAAGGTGGCTAACCTATTTGTGGTACGTCTTCACGGGCGTGGTGACTGGGGTAACGATAGCCGTTCTTACCTTGATACTACAGGGTTGGATGTGTGGGCTGAGCATGACCTTACCCTAGTAGATGGTAAGGCTGATGATGCTGTGCGTACAGTTTGGGATTTATATGAGACAGCACGGCATAAGTGCATGTTAGATAGCCTCTAAGGAGATTGGCGTGGTTACTTTGGCAGACCAGTTGGCTTTCGAGAAGAAACACAGAGAGCTTGGACAATCCAAGATGATGGCTCAGATTGAAAGAGCACAGCAAGACGGGCGAATCACGGATACTCCACTGGGAACCGGGGTGTTGCGCCGCTACCTCCTGTGGCTCTCTGAGCGTATCTCTACGGACATTACCACAGACTTGGGTAAGGCAGGCAGGGCTAAGGCTTACAGCCCACTGTTGCACTCTCTAGACCCGGATGCGGTGGCTCTTATTACTATAAACACACTTCTAGGTTCTTTCCAGGCCAGGGATGGCGAGATTCAGTTAAGTACACTGGCATACAGTATCGGCCGAAATGTATACGGAGAGCTGGCACTAGCCCACTTCAGGGATATGAAGCCTGACCTGTACGAGACACTGACCAGTGACCTTCAGCAGAAGATGTCAAGAGACTTGCGACACAAGCTGACAATCTTCCGTATGCAGGCCAAGGAGAATAACATTGAGCTGCCAGAGTGGACACCAAGCCAGAAGTTACAGGTTGGAGTTTACTTACTCAGCTTGATAGATGGCACCAGTGGCCACGATGTTTTCTTATGCAACATGAACTTACGACAGTCTGGTAATAAGACTAAGTATATGATTTCATTAAGTGAAAACATCCAGCATATCATGGGTGACCTTGAATACTCTCTGATTAATAAGTCTGGTTTCGCTGCACCTTGTATCTACCCACCGCAGGATTGGACAGGTGAAGACGGTGTTGGTGGTTTCCATGGTGACCTGAAGATACGTGCTGTGAGGTTCTTTAAGGGCAGTTCGTATCAGTGGGAGATTATGAACACCTTGGGCTGTGACAACACAAAGACGCTGGCAATGCTGAATGCACACCAGCGTACTGCCTGGAAGGTTAACCCATTCATCCTAAATCTCGTTACTGAGATGCGAAAGCGTGGTCGTGAGACTAAGACAGTCGCTACACTTGCAGCACATAAGAAGCCTACCCGCCCTGATTTCCTTGACCTTAAAGACACAAAGGATTTCACACATGCGGAGTTTAAGGAGTTTGCACAGTGGAAAGCCGAAACGCGAGACTGGCATACTAAGACTAAGAAGGTAACCCGTGTTGAGCTGCGTCTTCATCTAGCAGTAGAGGCTGCGAAGGAGATGCTTGGATACGACGAATTCTTCTTTGTGTATCAGGTGGATTCTAGGGTACGTGCTTACCCTGTGAGCGGCCCACTTAACCCGCAGGGTTCAGATGTACAGAAAGCCTTGCTACATGCAGCACACGGCGAACCAATCGATACTCCAGAGGCGTTGTACTGGTTCAAGTTAACAATTGCATCCAAGTTTGGAATCGACAAGCTGGCACCCTTGGAATGTATTAAGTGGGTGGATGCTAATCATGACAACATTCTCAAGGCAGTATATGACCCGTGTGATAGAGACGCATATCTGTGGTGGTCTGCCGCCGACAAGCCAATGCAGTTTATCGCGCTGTGCGATGAATATTCGCGCTTCATTAAAGACCCATCGGGTTTTCGCTCACGTATTGCAGCAGCCATGGACGGTACTTGTAATGGCCTCCAGAATTATTCAGCGATGCTACGTGACGAAGTGGGTGGACGTGCGACTAACCTCATTAGCGATGCAAGCGGAGTACCTAACGACATATATGGCGATGTTGCGAAAGCCTCCTATAAGCGGCTCTGTTCAATGGTGGTATCTGATGAACGACTTGCGTGGCAGGAACACGGATTCAATCGTAGCCTTACTAAGAAATCAGTAATGACTCAGGTATATGGCAGTACATTTGGTACATGCCGGAAGTCTGTGATTGAGTATTGTCAAGATAAGGACTTGTTCTTAAAGGAATTAAGGTTTGGTTACTCAGACTATGCTGCCCGTTTGATATGGGATGGCATCGGTGATGTTGTGGTAAAGGCAAAGGAAGCTATGGACTGGCTCCGTAAGTCTGCTGGCTTAATCATGAAGGAGGGTGCTGAGTACATATCATGGCCTACCCCAACGGGTTACCGGGTTGTTCAGATTTACGATAAGTGTGAGATGATTCGGGTACAGGCTCACATCGGTCAGAAGATAGCCTTAAAGGTGCATAATCACGATAAGCCAATAGGCCCGGATAAGATGCGCCACCGTAATGCTTTCCCACCTAACTTCATTCACAGTATAGATGGTAGCCACATGGGGCTTACCACTATTGACATTGAAGAGAAGTGTGGTCGTGGTACGTTCATGCACTTCATCCACGACGACTTTGGTGTGTTGCCTAAACATGCTGCGCAGTTGGCTAAGAGTATCCGTCAATGTTTCGTTGACATGCACTCCGGTTACGACTTGGAAAGTATACGTGAGGAATATCCGTTTTTAACTGAACCACCATCTAAAGGTAACTTAGATATTAACTGTGTATTAAATAGTATTAATTTCTTTAGGTAGTAATTAAGTAGTATTATTTAGTTATATCTCTATATGGGTAGACAATCAAATAACCTGATACTCTACCCATATAGCAACTAAGCGAGGAATAGTATGTCTCAGATTAAAGAAGTTCATCGTTTGTCAGATGCTGCTTATCGTGAGTTGGAGAAGTCGCTACCTGCAACGTCGGTTCCTACTGACGGTGTTCAGGCTGCGTTTCACCTTGGAGTTCAGCACGTCCTGGCTGTCCTCCGTAAAGGTTTCGTCGCATGATTCATAATATCGTAGTGAACAGATATGCCGGTGAGAAGTTCGCAGTTAGTCATTTGGTAGAGCCAATGATTATCGACAGCTTCTTCACTGACGTTGACCGTACACTATGGCCTGGCCCAGTAGCATACCGTTCGACTGTAGTGAGCATAACCGAAAGCACTAACCGTGTAGAAGGTTATCTACTAGAAGAGAACAGGGTGCTAGGGCTGTGTTTTATGTGTCGTTCGGTAGACATCCATTACGGACTGATAGCCACCCCAGTCATATACATCGTAAAGAGTGACTTAAGAGGGAATAGAACAGTAGGGCGCGAATTCTTAAAACTTGTGAAGGCAGTAGTTGCTGAAACAGGGTGCAGTCAGTACATGACTGTTACGCACTTAGATAAAAAAACACAAGTACACAAGCTAAGGAGTTTGTAATGGGTAAGTTGTTTAAGAAAATTACAGGTGCGCTGAGTAAAGGCGTAGGGGCTATTACAGGCTCCAACGCAGCTAAGAAGGCAGCAGAAGACCAGGCACGACAGATGGAGCTGCAACGTGCGCAAGAGGCACAGCAGGCCGCACAGGGCGCTCAAGAGAATGCTATGCGAGCCGCTGCACAACAGAAGTCGATTGAATCAAACCTGGAGCGCGACTCTGTACTTAAGCGAGCTGAAGATGAGCGTAAACGTGCTCAGGAAGCTGGCGGCGGCGAGGGTACTGTTGACGTTGACTTGTCTGGTGAAACAGCAGAGACGGACTCTGATGGCCGCCGCATTAACACCCGTGAGAAGTTCATGAGTGGTAAGCAGAAGAAAGAAGGGCTGCGCTTGTAATGGCCATTCGCATTGATGAAATAGCAGGCCAGGGAAACGGCCTGTTCAATGCGCAGGAGCCAGAGGTGGGAACTGACCCGTTAGAAGTCGTGCCAACGGAGATGACAACTGAAGGCCACGGCCTTGAGATTCCCCACGATACACGCGACAAGAACAAGGGTACAGGCATACGTCTGTAAGGTGGATTATGAAAGATACAGCAGGTGGTCGCTGGTCTACTTTAGCAGCCAAGCGAACAGGTTTGATTAGCAGGGCTGAAAGGTATGCCGCGCTGACAATACCTACGGTCTGCCCCCCTGACGGTTATGATGAAGGCTCAGACGAGATGCAGCATGACCTGCAATCGGTAGGAGCACAGGCAGCAAATAACCTAATCAATAAAATGATTCTGGCTATGTTCGCCCCATCACGTCCTTTCATGCGATTTGAGATGCCACGCAGAGCACAGCGTGAGTTGCTCGATGGTCTGAAAATGTCTGAAGCTGAATTCCGTGAGGAGATGTCAGCAGCAGAGATGGATGCCGTTAAGGAGCTAGACAGCATCGCAGCACGTCCTAAGTTGTATGACCTGATGGCACACCTTATTATAACAGGTAACTGCCTGCGGTTCATGGATGGCGATGTAATGCGGATTATTGGTATCAAAGACTTTGTATCTCGTAGAAATACGAAAGGCGAAGTCATTGAGATTATCCTCCGTGAACGTGTACAGGTTGACGAGCTGCCAGAAGAGATTCAGGCGCTGGCCACCAAGAAACACGATGAAGAAATGGACTACTTCCGTTGGTGGAAGTGGAACGGTAAAATGTTTGAAGAGACACAGTGGCTTGACGATGTACTGGTTACTATTCCTAAGTACACTGGTAAGTACACCCGTGAGGATATGCCTGTAACGCACCACGTATGGCGTATCTCTGATAAGTCTAACTATGGTATCGGTCACGTAGAAGATTCAATAGGCGACTTTGAAGGTCTGTCTCAGCTATCTGAAGCAGAGGTTAACGGGGCTATCCTAGCTTCGGAGTTCCGCTGGCTCGCTAACCCAGGTGGTATGACGCGAGTAGAAGATGTAAAGATGTCCCGTAATGGCGACGTTATCCCAGGGAACAAAGACGACTTGCAGTTAGTATCAGCAGGAGCTGTAGCCAACGCAATCCAGGTAGTATCTGCCTGTGCTGAGAAGTACATCCGTCGTATTGGTGCTAGCTTCATGCTCACCAGCGGCGTACAGCGAGACGCAGAGCGTGTTACCGCAGAAGAGATTAGACTGTTAGCAAACGAGCTTGAGACTGGACTGGGTGGCATATACAGCCGCTTAGCGATAGACTTGCAGCTACCGTTAGCGTACTGGCTAATGAACCGACTGGATAACAAGGTGTTCAAGGGGACAGACTTCAAACCGGTTATTGTGACTGGCCTTGATGCGTTATCCCGTAATGGTGACCTGGAAAACATGCAGTTGTTCTTGCAGGACGTTATCCAAATCACAACCATGCCACCAGAAGTTAAGGTATATCTGAAGCTGGATAATATCTTCTCTGCACTTGCAGCAGGTCGAGGCTTGCGAACGTCTGAGTACGTCAACACTCAATCCGAAGTGGATGAGGTTAACGCAGCGAACCAAGAAGCGGCAATGGCTCAAGATGTTGATGCCTACGCCACACAGAAAGCAATTGACAATCAAGGAAAATAAATATGCTATTCATGAATATCTCACGTCGTTTTGGTGCTGTGTATCAGGAAGAACAGGCGTCTGAAGGTGGTGCGCCAGCAGTAGCACCCACAGGAGATGAAGTACCTGCCGCTGAGCCAGCAGCAGTTGAGCCTGCTAAGCCCGTTGCACCTGTCACTCCTAGCGCAGAGCCAAGCACTCCTGCGGATAACGGTATGCAACAGTACATTGATGAGTACAGTGAAGGAAAGCCAGCCTTAAGCCTGGCACTTGGTTTCCTTCGTGATGCTGGTATCTCGCCAACTGATGATGCTTTTACATTGGCAGAACGCGATGGTGATTTCACATTGCTTAAGGCACTACTGGCACAGAAAGGTCTGGCTGGCACTGACCAGATGGTTGCCATTCTGGAAGGTGCTGTAGCTGAGCACCAGGCAGAGCAGGCAGCACATGAAGAAGCAACCACTGCTATTGTATCGGGTGTTCTTGGTGAGAACAAGGATGTTATTCTTAATTGGGCGCGAGAAAATGCTTTGCCTGAAGAGAAAGCAGCAATGAATGATATGCTGGCAGCAGGTGGGCCTTACGCTCACTGTGTGGCTATCGCATTGCAGCATATGTACAACGGTGCAGACGTAACACAACCTGCCGCTAATCCGGTTGTACAGGCCAAGGGTGGTACTTCAGGTAATGGCCCTATCAGCGCTGCTGAGTTCGCGAGTGCTACACAGGACTTATATAATAAGTTTGGTCAACAAGACCCACGCGGCACAGCAGAGTATGCGCAGTTACAACGTCGCCGAGAAGCTGGTCGTACTCGCGGGATTTGATTGTCTACCCATATAGCAATACAACGCACTATCGCGGCTTACGGGCCGCTTAACTTTAAAATTAAGGAATAACAATGGCTGGTATCTTTGCAACTACCCCTGTAGCATATGATGTAACTCGTCCTAACCAACGTCACGGCGCTGGTGACCCACTGGCTGATGTAACCGAACAGTTCACCGGTACTGTAGAAGGCACTATCAAGCGCCGCTCTATCATGGCTGGCTTTGTGCCTGTTCGTTCCGTCAAGAACACCTCCACCATCTCTAACCGTGGTATCTCTAAAGCGAAGCTGCAAGCAATCACCCCAGGTGTGACTCCGGCACCAAGCACTGAGCCAAACACCTCTAAAATCTTCCTGAAGATTGATACGGTGATTATCTCTCGTAACTCCGAGCCAATGCTGGATGAATTCCAGACTGACTTTGATTACCAGGGTGAAGTGGCCCGTGAGCAAGGCCAAGAGATTGCGAACATGTACGATGAGACGTTCTTCATCATGGCAGCTAAGGCCGCTAAGATGACCAACTCTCCGTATGGTACTGCTGTGCAGATGCCTGGTCACAAAGGTGGTATCACTGTAGTCCTGGCTGCGGCTAACGACTACAAAGACCCTGCTAAGTTGTATAACGCATTGTCTCAAGTCGTTGAGAAGTTCCTGGGTTATGACATCCGTCCTAACGAAGAAGATATGCTGTGTGTGTTGAACCCAGCTTCCTTCATGGCCCTGCACCAGTCTGACTTCATCTCTAACGGTGAATACGTGACTTCTGCGGGTGTTACACTTAACACCAAGTACGAGCTGGCTGCTTTCGGCATCCCAGTGATTACCTCCAACAACGCTGTATTCGGTAAGACAATCACATCTCACTTGCTGTCTAACGACACCAACCAGATGGCCTACGATGGTGACTTCACCAAAGTAGTGGCACAGATTTTCTCTCCCCGTGCATTGCTGGCAGGTAGCACTATCCCAGTAACCTCCAAAATCTTCTTTGATGACCTGTCTAAACTGTGGTTCATCGATAGCTGGTTGGCGTTTGGTGTTACTGTGAACCGCCCTGAGTACGCAGCAGTAATCGAAGCACCTTAATAGAATGGCCTGCCCTAATGGGTGGGCCTTCTTTCGTTACGCGCTCACTTATTCATCAGCCTTTATTCGAGGGTTGATTAATAGGAGGCAATATGATTACTGAATTAAATGTGGTCAACTCCTGCTTAGCAACCATTGGTGAGATGCCACTGGTAGAGCTTCAGGATGAACATCCAATGGTAGCCGCTGCCCGTCAGAACTTTGAAGAGGCACGTGTTGCTGAAGTAGCGGTACAGTGGTGGTTCAATACAGACCGTGTTACATTACAGCCAGCTAACGGAGAGGGATTTATATATGTCCCCCGTGATGCCGTAGCTGTTACCCCGCTTGACCGTCAGGATTTAGGTATGCGTGGTCGTCGGCTGTACAACCACCAAGAGAGTACATATGTTATAGGTGCTCCAGTACGCTGTGTAGTGGTACGTGATATACCTTTTGACGACTTACCAGCCCCAGCACAGCTTTTAGTTAAACATGCCTGTGTATTGCAGTTCCAAATGAACTACGACGCTGACGAGGCCAAGAGCGCCAAATTAGAGGCACTGTACGCTAAGGCATACAGAACACTTAATGCGGAGCATATTCGCCAAGTCGCGCTGAATGGCTTGTTGATCCCACATATAGCCCAGGCTCGTATGGCTGTAGGTGGAAACCGCAGAATTGGCAATCGTATTCCAGTGAGGTAATATATGGCCCGTGTAGGCGGTAGTTATGAGTCTGTAGTGCGTGGTGTCTCAGAGCAGTCACCACAAGACAGACGTTCAGGGCAGATGTGGGAACAGGTCAATATGATAAGTGACCCCGTTCGTGGCCTTGTTCGTCGGCACGGTTCGCAGTATCAGAATAGTTTTCGGTTAGGTGACGACATACCAGACCGGTACGCACTTAACCAGGATGCAACTAAGTACAAGTCACAGGCATATTACTGTGGTGGGCGTGAGCTGGAGATTATTTATCGTAATGACCCCTCAGCACTTGGCCTGCCACCACTTATATGTTACGACAAGACTAACATGAAGTTCTTGAGTGTACGTGGTGAGGGCATCATATGGGATTACCTAAATAACTACGGTATATCCAGCATGGTGAACATTGGTAAGTTCATGTTCATAGGTGCCAAAAAGTACCCCGGTGATTGGACTATAAATGACCACCGTGAATTCAAAGATACTTCAGCAAAGCTTGGGTGTATCTGGATTCGCCAGGGCAACTACTCACGCACTTATAAAATTGTATGTACTAAAGTGGACGGGACTCTGTTCACCGTTGAGTACAAGACACCTGGCAGCTCCTATGAGGGTGTGTTAAGTACATCGGATATTCCTGTTCCAAACTTGGATATGAATCCTGGTGAGACTGACCCCAACAAGATATCCAATGCCCTAGCCAAGTTCAACAAGGAAATGGCAGAGTATAATAAAAAGGTGTCTGATAGGACTAACCAGTACAACACAGCGGTAACGCAGTGGATTAGTACCAGTAGTGCTGCTATACAGCCTGAGAATATCGCAGAGCGCCTTAAGGAGTTGATGGTCGCACAGGTTGGCGAACACTGTTACCGAACAGGCCAGTTCGTCTACTTCAGTGAAGCTGCAAACGTAAAGGCCGCCTCTGTAGAGGATGGCGGTGATGATACGTACATGCGAGCTGTAGTATCCGTTGTGGATAACCCTGAGAAGTTAACACCACAGCACTATATTGGAAAGGTAATTAAGATTGCACCTAAGAAGCAGAATGCTAAGGATGGTTACTACCTGATGGCCCACAGTAAGACGGGGCTAACAGCAGGTGCGTTCGGTGAGGTTCAGTGGCGTGAGACAGCAGGGCAGGCATCAGTAATAAACATGATGTTCGCAATTGGGTACGCTACACTGTCCACGCTGTATATAGGCTCAAGCCCAACTAGCTTGGATACCCTTATGGGCGAGCCTGGATTCACTCCACCTTTCAAGCCAAGTACTGTAGGTGATACAGTATCAGTTCCACTACCAAACTTCCTTGGTAAGCAGATTGACTACCTTGGAGTATTCCAAGACCGGTTACTGGTTGGCGCAGGTGCCACTATTTATGCTAGCCGCCCTGGTGATTACTTCAACATGTTCAGGCAGTCAGTGTTAACGCTGGAGGATAATGACCCGGTAGAGATGTACGCACTTGGCTCTGAAGATGACGTAATCCGTTGGGATACATCATTCGATAGAAACCACGTACTCTTTGGAAGGAAGTTCCAGTATATCATACCAGGCCGCACTATGATGAGTCCGAAGAATCCAAGCATACAGGTTATGTCTGCTCATGAGGATGCAATAGAAGCACAGCCTAAGAATTCTGGTAACTTTGTATTCTTTGCCAAGGATAACGACGTACAAGGCTCACTACATCAGATTCAGATGGGTAGTACCTCTGATAGCTCCGAAGCTTATGAATGCAGCCAGCAGCTTGACAAGTTCATACAGGGTAAGCCATGTGAGATACTATGCCAAACTGCGCCATTCAATATACTTCTCCGCTCCAAGAATAACCCTAATGGAATCTACGTGTACACCTACCTCGACAGTATGCAGGGTAGCGAGCGTTTATTCGACAGTTGGGCAAGATGGGAGTGGGATGCGGAGTTAGGCGCGAGTTGTGGTATGGCTAAGTGGAAAGGTGACACACTAATCTTTACGCTTAGAAGTGGTGAGAGTGGCCTTTGGGTTGTGTGTGACCGGTTTACATTCAATACAGAGCTTTCAGATAGACCATACCTTGACAGCCATCGTTCCGCTACAATCATGGAATCAGCGCCTCTGTGGTGGACTCCGAAGCTATCAGAGAACGCTAGTGTCGCTTATGGTATATCTCATGAGTACTACATGCTAGGCTCGGCCTGGGATATGGTGAGTGAGAACATGCCTTGGTGGGAGGCTGATAAATCGCATCTATGGGTTGGTATTGATTATAATGCGTACCTGACACCTACTTCACCATACCTACGTGATAAGAACGATAAGGCAATCATAAATGGTAGGCTGACACTTGGTAAATTAACTGTCTCAGTAGCGGATACAGCAGGTTTAATCGCCTCTGTAGAAACACCTGACAGGACTACGCCAGTAACAGCGTTTGATGGTCGGTTACTTACACGTAAGGATAACAAGGTAGGTAGAACGCCAATCGTGACCACTACGGTATCGATTCCTGTTTATAAGGAAATCCGTGAATTTAAATGTCACATACATGCTTTGAACTGGCTACCGTTAACCATTACAGGAATGGAATGGATGGGGCAGTGGTTCAGTAGCGTCAGGAGGGTTTAACATGGTATGGGCGCAAGTAGCTATGGCTGCTGTTAACGTGCTGGAGGGCTACGGTAAAGCGAAGTCACAGCACAAGTTAGCTAAAGCGCAATACAATCTGGAGGAGGGACGGGCTACCAATGCCGCCCTAATCAGGGCCAGTGAGAATCAGTTGTCAATGGCCACTGCTAACCTCGACAGGTATATGCAGCAGAAGCAGAACAAGAAGAATATGGAGGCTATGGAGAACGCCTTGCACTCAGATAGCTTCAACTATGCCAGACAGCTAGACGGACTTGCCAGCAACAAAATGAATGAGCGCCTTATGGGTGCGAGTGCATTGGGTAGCTTGGCAGCGCAGGCCGGTGCTGCTGGTGTGGGTGGAGCCTCTGTAGACGCGTTGGCCGATACCGAACGACTTCGCCAGTTGCGCGTTGACCAGGCATTAGATGATCAGATTAAAGATGCTCAGATTGTACACAACCAGAATCAGACAGCTATACTGGATAACGGGTATGCGTCACTGGATGATAGCTACATCTTTGCAGGTCTGGATTACACGCCTAAAGACCTTGTATTCGACAACAGTTGGCAGTATGAGTACAAGACACGTGACCTTATCCTTGGTACGGGTAAAGCAGGACAGGACGCCTTCAACGGCTTCTCCGGTAACATGAATAACGTGGGGATAGACCTAAGTAGTGTCATGGGTAAATCTTCAGGTGCTAAGAACCAGGGGTTAGGGAAGGGTGCTCCTATCTCTGCCGCTAAAGGCTCAACAAGATTATAAGGAACCAAAATGCCACAGCAAGATAACATTCTTTCTGTGCCTACTTCCTATGCTATTCCAAAGCCTGCTCCGGTGCAGATGCAATCTACCACCGGTTCGCAGGTTGCGGCACAGGGTGTCAGGCCATCTCAGATTAACTTCCAGAATGCCTCAAGTAACCATCGTGAGGCAATCGCAGCCGTAGAGGGTGCTAACCAGGAAAACATCCGGGCAATGTCAGCACTGTCTGGAAAGCTCGCATCTAAGTTTAAAGAGATGCAAGATGAAGAATTCGCACAAGGCTACATGCGGCACATGCAAGGTGAGTCTGTAGCGGAGATTGCTAAGGACAAACCTTTCTTCGGTATCTTTGGTGATGGTGGCGCAGTACGTGGAGCACAGGCCAGACAGACTGAGAATGCCGGGCAAGCACTGGTGCAATATGTGCAGCAGAATCAGGGTGACCTGGTTAAGATGTCGTTAGACGAGCAGCGTACAGTATTGGCGAAGTTTGTATCTGATTTAGGTACAGATGACCCAGTTGCAGACCGTATGATTGCTGAAGGCGCTATGAAGGTATTCCCTTCAATGTTGGATAACCTGGCACGGGCATCCGAAGCTGAGAACCAACGTAGTGCAGCGGTGGCCCAGGCTGATACAATGAAGCAAGCTGGTGAGTCTATGAACTATGCTCGCGGACAGGTTGCTATCGGACAGATGTCTACCAGTTCCTACGAGGCGCTACAGAATAACTTCCTGGAATCCGCTAAGCCACTACCAGGGCAATCACCAGATAGTTACCGAGCTGCACTTACAGGTAACATCATGGAGCTGACTAAGAACGGAAACTTTGAAGCTGCCAACTTACTGCGAAATGAGATTCTGGATGTACAGCTAGACCCAACAGAGCGCCTGCAATTAGATGCACAGATGAAGTCTATGAATGCTGAGTGGTTGAAGGATAACCCACTAAGTATGGATTACACTTCATTCGTTGCACAGGCACCTACTCAAATCGAAGCTGGTCGATATAACTCCCAAGAGAGCCTATACGCAGACATTGACAGGTTCAATGCTGACTATAAGGTTCAGACAGGTAGCTTGAAGCCGCTAATCGACAATGAAGAGAAGGCCCGTATGGGTGCTCGCTGGGATGCCTGGCGATTGAAGGATGAAGCAGCAAGTGCTAAGCTGGCCTCCGCAGCCGAGGATGAGAGCGTAAAACGCTCAGCCTACGCTATGGGGTTCGCTAAAGGTTCGCCATCTCAAATGGCAGCATCTGGTTTAGATGCGAAAGCTAAAGCAGCAATGGAACAGAACGAAACAGCCAAGTTCTTAACGGAACAGGGCAACACATCTGCCGTTACAGTAGGCCGCTTAGCGGTTAACGGTCACATCGTAGCACCCTTGAAGGAGCAATTGTCTGGTACGCTGGGCGTCCTTAAAGGCGGCGGTATCCCCAAAGAAGATGACCTGATTCGACTACAGACAGCTTATCTTAAATTCCAGAACACCCCGTATGGTATGGGTGCGGCTGAGCAATACTTTGGCGATGACTTAGAGCTTGTGAAACAGATGTCAGGTATGGATATGTCTAAGCGTGAAAATCAGCAGTGGGTGCGCGAACGTGCGCAGGCTACTAAAGTGAAGACCAAGCCTACCGAAGAAATGCAGAAGACAGCCAGTGACCTCGTTGATAGCGAGATTAAGCCTGGTTGGTGGGGCCGCACCTTTGGTGATGCTCAGGATATGGGAGCAGGCTTTGAGTTGCAAGCTAAGGAAGAGATGAAATCACATGCGGCTGATGTAATGTCACAGTACCCGAACATGTCACAAGAGGAAGTTCTCAAGATGGCATCTGCGCGTACTATGCAGAACAAAGACGTTGCAGGTAACATGCTCATTACTGGCGGCAAGAAAGGTGAATTCTTCCAGACCCTGAACAGCCATCTAAATATAAAGATGCAGTCACCAACAGATACCCGGATTAACACTATCGTTAACGAAGGCATTCGAGCTAAAGTACCCGCTCAATTCAACTTTACAGTAGGCAGCTTGAACGCACTACCTAACGGGAAAGTATTCGCAACCGTTGTACGTGAGAATGGCGTAAGTCAAAGTATGGTATTGGACATTGCTGATATGGCAAACGTCTACAACCAGAAAAAGGTTAAAGCCAAGTCTGACGATAAGCAACGCCGTGCTGATTACCAACTTGAGAAGGGAGTGACTGACGCATACCGTGCAAGTGAGAGCGTTAAACAACAACCTAAGAGGTAACATATGTCTAATAACTTTCAACCAGACCTGAACAAGCCTACACAGTACGATGAGCTTGCCGCACGTACAGAAGAACAGTATGGCCTGCCTAAAGGACTGGCTAAGCTGGTTATGATGATTGAGAATCGTAATGACCCAAAAGATCGCACCTCATCAGCAGGTGCCGAGGGCGTTATGCAAATCATGCCAGCTAATAAGAAGGCGTTAGGCATCACAGACAGTACTGACCCTGAACAGGCATTCCAGGGGGCAGGCAAGCTGCTCTCTGATGCCTTGAGTCGTTACAACGGTAATATAGGTGCTGCCCTAGCAGACTACAACGGTGGCCCACGGGCCGCTGAGCGTTACTTAGCCGGTAAGGATTTACATCCTGAGACAGCACAGTACCTAGAGTACGCACAGGGGTACATGGGTATTACAAAGCCATCTCAGTTTGGCAAGCAGGTAATAGAAGCTGGTATTGACCAGGCTACACAGTTTGCACCATCCGACTTGAATGAGTTGGAGAAGACAGACTACGCAGATTTCATCACTGGCCTGGACGCAGAGCAAGAGGCACAGTTAAAATCAGAAGCTGAATTCTACAGCCTGTCATTAGAAGATGCCGTAAACCAGGGGTTTGGTGATACATTGACCAGCGCCATCTCTCATGTATATCAGCGTGAAGATGACCCAAACTTTACGTTAGGTGACGAGCAGTTCAAGAAGGTGCAGGAGCAGTTCCCACAGGGATTATCCAAAGACCAGGAATCTCGTATCTACAACAGCCGCTCAAGTGCGGACTTTGATTACAACGTACAGAAGACGGCAGATGAGTTTGAGTTTGGTAAGCGAGCGCAGAATCAGACTGGTTGGGATAAGGCCGGGATGTATGCTGGTGTACTTGGTGGTTCCTTGTTTGACCCAGCAGCTCTACCAGCAGGAACCTTTGGTTTAGCAGGCCGTGCCATTAAGGGTGGCTCGGCATTTGCTGGTGTCAGTCGTATGGCTGTTGAGGGTGCAGCGGCCACCGCTATCATATCACCAGCAGTGCAGTTAGCTGATAAGGGTGAGGTTAGTTCAGGTGAGCTGTTGCAGCATATGGGTATGGGTGCTGCATTTGGTGCAGGATTAGGCTTTGCAGGTAAGGTTGCAGGTTGGTCAGGTAAGAAGCTGTTTGATGCAGAGGTTGAGAAGGCACAGGTTGGTCGTGTTGATGGTGACCTGGACTACGTTCCTAATGAAGTGGCACTAGGCGATGATGGTCTGGTTGTTAACTTTAAGGACGCTACGGCAGTATCTGACGGCCCTAGTGGTGAGGTTGTAGGTGTAGGCCCAACAGCAATCCGGGACGCAGCACATCGCTGGGATGAGTCAGTATCACCAGAGGTGGCCAAGGTAATAAACAGACGTAAGGCATACTACGGTAATCAGTTCCGTATGAAGACGTCCGGCCTGGCAGACAGCCCCAACATCGTACTGGCTAACAGCACTGTTAAGGAAGCCCGTTTCGTAGGCTCTCAGTGGGCAGGTGACGCATCTGGTTTGGGTAAGCAGACCACCAGGACAGCGGCCGTTATAAAAGAGCAGATGAAGGATATGCTTGAGTTTGAGCACGTCCCTGCACTTAAGGAATACTTCGAAGCAGGTATGACACCTCGCGAGAAGCTTGACTACGCAGCAGGTGGCGCACAGCAAGCACAGGCACGGTTCTCCCGTGAAGTGCAGTTAGAGCGTTACCGCCATCGGGAGTATCGTAAGTCTAACGAGAACAGCTCAGAAGGCTACAAGTCACAGGCACCTGCACATATTCAACAGGCAGCTAAGCAGATGGATACGCTGTACAGCCAGACACGTGATATGCACATTACGCACCAGACGGAGCACGCTAACATCCTACAAGACAGTGACCCTATTGGATACATTGAGCAGCGCCCTGATTACATCAAGCTAAATAAGATGGCACCAGAGCAGAAGAAAGCAATGTTGGATATGGTCAAGGATGATTATCAGTCAGAGGTGGTGAGTAAGCTATCTAAGTTTAAGCAGGAGAAAGCAGCTTGGATTGAGGCAGCCTACAAACGTGCAGAAGCCAACATGGAAGCACCTTGGGTATCTAAGTTCCTTGAGAATCCAGAGCAGTACTTTGATGTATCGGCAGACAAGCTGGCTAAGAAGTTGAGCACTGAGATGAATCGACGTGCTAGCCACTGGTGGGAGAACGCCTTAGCAGACCCTGAAGCACGATATCAGAACAGCGAGGCATCCTTACTAACCTTAGCCAAGGAAATGGCTGGTGAGCGCTTACAGGGCCAGACTGTAGATGCTGATATGATTAAAGGATTCGCAGATGCCTTAACGACTAAGTGGGCTGATACTAGCCGCCGTGAGCTGAACATGGGTAACAGCCGGGAAGTTAACGGTGAGCGCCTGTACTTGTTGGATATGTTCAATCACGATGTGTTCTCTGCTGCCAAGCGTACTATCTCGGATACAAGTGGTAGAGTTGGCCTGGCTAAGCTGGGTTGGCGAACAGAGCAGGATATAGCAGACACGTTGACAGCTTTACGTCACGCAGGTGTACCTGACCGTGAGATTCAGGCAGCTAAGCACATCTCAGACATTATCCTTAACCGTGCTAAGGGGCTTGATGATAGTCCTTCCATCCAGGCAGTATCTAACATAACCCACGCAGCAATGATGGGTAAGTTGGGTATGTCTGTACTTGCTGATATGCCTATGGCTATCGGTAACCTGGGTGTAGGTGGAATGATGAGAGCGCTTGGTGGTATGGGTTCTAAAGTTATTGATGGGAGTATGTTCGTCCGTAATGGTAGACTTACCAAAATCGGCAGTGACTTAGATATCCAGACTAAGGGTATGATGGGCCACGATAACGAGCTGTGGATACCACAACAGGTAGACAGTAATGGTATGGCTATGGAGATGGGTGGTAGCCTACTTCGACGTACTGCGGCAGGCTCACGGTTCACTAACACCATGTCAGGTGCTAACGCCTTGTCCAAGATGATTGGTACAGGTGTTACACGGGAAGGTAACAGATTACTCCACAAGACGTTACGTACAGGCAAGGGTATCAGTGAAGCTCGTCTGGCTGACGTTGGGATTCACAAGGAAGAGTTTACACGTATCAAGGCCCAGTTTGATAAGTACTCTACCAAGGAGGAGTTTGGCCTGGATAAGTGGGATGACCCGTTAGCAGTTGATATGTTGAAAGGTGCAGCTCACCGCTTCTCTCAGCAGTCTACGATGAACCGTCAGTACGCAGGTGACTTACCACAGTGGACACGTGATACCGTGCTTGGTTATCTCTACAGTAAGTTCCGTGCAATTGGTATTAAAGCACAGGAGAAGGTACTTGTTCGCAACCTGACGTTAGCAGACAGCAACACCGCTGCTATGATGATTGGTGCTATAGCGTATGCTACATTCTTGTCATATGCCCGTATCCACATTGATGCGGCGACTAGCAAGGATGGTAAGAAGATGCTTAAGGAACGCCTTACACCACTTGGAATTGCAGACCAGGTAACTCGCTTTAGCTCCGTAATGGGACTAGGCTCAGAGATTACTAACCTGATGCAGACCATGACAGGCGGTGGTTTCCGGGGTGGCTCAGATACGCCACTGACAGGCGCTATAAACACCATCACAGCGCCTTTATCTGCACCTGGTAAGATTGCAGATGGTAACTGGAAAGCAGCGTCACAGGATGCGATTAAGCTCGTTCCTGGTAGTAACACCTACCAGATGATGATGATTCAGCGCCTGCTGGATGAGTAACTAAACGAATCAGACAGGGATGTTTGATTCTCTACCCATATAGTAACACAACGAAGCAATGAGGCTCTAATGGAACAGACAGATAATTATATTGGACAGTGGTTTAACGCCATTGGTGTGCAGCAGAACTACAAAACCATGCAGTACTTTGCAGGTGATGGTGATGCCTCACGTACCTTTGAGTTTAACTTCGACGGTGGCTACATTTCTAAAAGTGATGTTAAGGCGTTTGCTGTTAAAGACGACAGCCGGGAGCGCATTGACTACACACTCACATTCATCGGGCCTAACTCCGTTAACCTTAACGCAGTTGTGCCGGTAGGTTGGACAGTACTGATTTACCGGGATACACCAAAATCTCGCCCACTGGCTAAGTTCATTGATGGTGCTGTAATAAACGCATTCAACCTTGACCGAAACGCACAGCAGGCAGTATTCGCTGTGGCCGAGATGGTTGACCGGTTTGACTCCGTAACAGCAGACGTTGAGACGGCATTGACTGAAGTGTATAAGGCTATTACATTTTCAGAACAGGCTGTAGCAGAGGCACAGGAAGCTACACGGGTTGCTAACGAATCTAAGGCGGCCGCATTAGCAGCAGAGTCTAGCGCCGCTCAAGCAGCTTTAGATGCAGCGGAAGCTAACGTTACTGCTGACAGTGCTAAGTTGATTGCAGAAGGTATCGAAGGTAAGGCTGACCTGGCTATCTCAACAGCCAATACCGCTAAGTCTACAGCAGATACTGCAAAGGCTACAGCAGATGCTGCTAAGGTTACGGCAGAAGGTATCGAAGGTAAGGCAGATGCTGCTATCGCAACTGCCAACTCCGCTAAGACAGAATCGGCGGCAGCAAAGACCACGTCTAATGAAGCTAAAACTACAGCAAATGCTATTGATGGTAAAGCACAGGAAGCTCTGGACAAGGCTACTCAAGCACAGGCTGATGTCGGTACTGCTGTTGCTGGGAAGGTGAGTAAGTCCGGTGATACAATGGTTGGCCCACTTATCCTTAATGCCGATGCTACTGACCCACGTGGGGCTGTAACTAAGCAGCAGTTAGAGCAACAGGGTGGTGCTCCACTTACTTCGGTATTGTGGTGGCATATGCGCTCGGCTATACCAGCTTATTATATACCTGCGGATGGTCAAATATTATCTCGATCACTGTACCCTTCAGTTTGGCAAATGATATCAGATGGTAAGGTTCCGGTAGTTCCTGAATCAACCTGGTTGGCTGACCCTAAATGGCGTGGTTGTTATACAGCCGGTAATGGTGTATCTACATTTCGTGTACCCGACTATAATGGTAAGAGCGCTGGCTCTTATGGAGCAGCCTTCCTACGTGGCGATGGAGCTAAATCAAACGGAGTTCCAGGCACCATTCAGGTGGATGCCATTCGTAATATAACGGGTTCCTTTGATTACAGCAACACGGCTAACATAATAGATAACGCACCGGCAAATAAAATTATAAGTGGTGCATTTAAGCCAACAGGAAACTCCGTAGGGAGAGTAAACTTTACAGGGACAGCGTACGCAGCAGGTTCAGGTGTTTCATTCGATGCCTCTCTTGCTCCTGGTGTTATTGTTGCCGATGAGAACCGTCCAGTTAACGCAACAGGTTGTTATATACTACGTATGGCAGGTGGTTATATCAATGCGGAGAATATTGATGCTGAGAATTTAGCCCAGTCTATCTCCGAGATGTCTACACGTATTCAGGTAGTTGAGAATAAGATTGTAGACTTACAAGGTCACCCGTACATTACCAAGCGAATTATACTACCAGCAACACATGAGTATACTCGCCCAGGTATTCGTACTGAGTGGTCTGATGGGTTTGTAGATATCCACGGCAGTGCAATTGGTAACGGTGGTGTTGATACATCGTTCTCATTCGGTGGGCCTGTCACTGTGTTCTTTGGTGCGCAGTTAACTGAACACTATTATAACCCAGGCGGTGCATCACGTAACCCGTACATCCAAGCTACTTATGAAGATAGGATAACTATCCGAGGTGGTATTGGCTCTGATACATTCCGCGTAAACGTGCTAGTAACCGGTAAGTGGAAATAAATAAGGAGTAAACAAATGTGGCTGGTGGATGAAGCTGCCGATAAAGGTTTGGGAGCCGCACCACCAGTCATCGTTTCCGGCCTTACGGTGATGGGTGTTTCCCTGCAAGACTGGGTGTATATCTTAACTATTATATACATCCTGTACAAGATTGGTCAAGCAGTAGCGACTACTATTTCCAAATGGAGGAACAGAAATAATGACACACGAACTAACTGAAGAACAAAAACTGGAAATCTTTAAAGAGCAGTTAGCTCGTATGGGTAACGAAGAGTTAGGCAAGATGCTCTTGAACAAGTCTTTGCAGAAGCTGGCTGTTCTCTTAGAAGAGGACATGGCTACCGCAGCAGACTATAACGTTATCCGGGCTATCCTTAAAGATAACAACATTGGTATTGTGCCTACCCGTGAGAATGCAGCCGGTAGGGTTGTTGCTAAGCTGAAGGAACGTGCTGCGCAGTCTCAAGCACAACCTGGCGTAATCCCGCTCTCCGAGTTGGACAGTGTTGATATAAACGACTTCATTGCGAGGCACTAATGTCTGATTTTCCGTATAATGTAATTATGGAGTCAGATGAGGAAATGGCAGAACGTTTGGAGCGGGAGGGCGATAGCCTTCCCTACCTCTCAGATGAAGACTTTGCTGACCTATCTGATTTAGAGAAAGAGCGCCGAATACGTAAGGAAGAACTAGCTGCTGTACAAGACCACTACCGTAACTTTAACACGTTCCTGACAGATGTAATGGTTGAGCTTGGATTTACAGTATCCAAGATTCAAGCAGACATTGGTAAGTTCATGGTTAACGGCGGTAAGCGTGTAATGATTCAGGCACAGCGCTCCCAGGCTAAGACTACCATCGCGGCAGTATTCTGCGTATGGCAGCTTATCCATGACCCTGAGCACCGTGTATTAATCATCTCAGCAGGTGGTTCCCAGGCTACAGATATATCAACTCTCGTCATCCGAATTATCATGAACATGGATGTGCTTGAGTGCATCCGGCCTGATAAGTCAAAAGGTGACCGTGTTTCTGTAGAGAAGTTTGATATCCACTATTCATTGCGTAAGCTGGATAAATCGGCTTCAGTATCATGTTGTGGTATTACTGCGAACTTGCAGGGTAGACGTGCTGATACATTGTTAGCGGATGACATCGAATCACAGAAGAACTCCTTAACAGCTCTGATGCGCGAACAGTTACTTGCAAAGACAAAAGACTTTGCATCCATTAACCAATCTGGCCGTACTATTTACTTAGGTACGCCGCAGTCGAGTGACAGTATCTACAACTCACTGCCGGGCCGTGGTTACAACGTCCGTATCTGGCCTGGTCGCTTCCCTACAGCAGAACAGCGCCCATACTACGGTGAGTACTTGGCTCCGCTCCTATGTGAGTTGATGGACAAGTATCCACAGTTGATGTCAGGTGGTGGACTTAACGCAGACCAAGGTATCCCTATTGAGCCTAGCTTCATCGGTGAAGAGATACTGCGCGATAAGGAACAAGACCAGGGGCCATCATGGTTCCAACTTCAGCACATGCTGAACACTCGTATGATGGATGCCGAACGCTATCCATTGAAATCTGAAAACATTATCACAATGGCCCTTCGTCCTGGTGACGATTTACCATTAGAGGTTAAAAGAGGCTATGACTTCCAAGATTACATCGTTGAAGGTAAATCCTACAGATTTGCCAAGCCTCACGGCATTTCTACAGAACTCGCTCCTGCTCACGGCATCTGCTTCTACATTGACCCCGCAGGTGGTGGTAAAGGTAAAGGCACCCACGGTGGTGACGAAACAGGTTGGGCCTGTACAGCGTTCCTGAATGGTAATATCTACGTTCTCGGATACGGAGGTATCAAGGGTGGTTATGACGGCAAGCAGATGCTCCAGTTGGCTGAGTTAGTCGCTAAGTACAAGCCTAACGTAGTCAAGATTGAGCAGAACTTTGGCTACGGTGCGCTACGTGCTGTATTCCTACCTATCTTGCGTGAGTACTACACGGAGTGTTCAGTAGAAGATGACTTTGTAACCGGGCAGAAAGAGCTGCGCATCATTGATGTGCTTGAGCCAATCATCGCCCGTGGTTCATTAATCATCGCCCATGATGCGCTATCCGGTGAGGCAAGCACTTTGTCTATTCACCCGGATGTTAACCGTATCACTTACTGCTTCATGCACCAGTTGAACCTCATCACCCGTGACCGGGATGCCTTAGTGCATGATGACCGCCTGGATGCCCTAGCAGGAGCTTGTAATCATTGGGCTGAGCAACTAATCGTTGACCAGAAGAAAGTGCGTGTACAGGCGGCTGAGGCTGCTTTAGAGGCATTCTGGAAAGACCCTATGAACCACAACCGGATTAAGACTCGTCAGCAGATGAGCTTTGACCAATCTCGTAATATGTTATCGTATCGCAGAGGCCGTCGCTAAGGCGGCCCTAACTAAAAGGACTATACAATGCGTTTCTCTGATGCACCTTTCTTATCCCTGTATTCTAATGGCGCTAAGCTGCGCTCCCTGGCCACTAATGTACAATCCCGTGCTGAAATGGCTGTAGACCGAGGTGATGTAACTATCGGTGCTAAGCTTGTTGCATTCTGGACTAACCAGATTGCACTCTTGGATGTGCCTAATGGCCACCCTACCGATGGTGAGTACCTGGGTATTGGTTACGATGACATGCGCAAAGCCTGTTATAAGGTAACCTCTGAGTTGCGTATGTACGAAGCAGTAGATAAACGTGCCGAGTTGGTTGTATTCCTTACGTTCTTCAAAAATGCAGGTACTGCATTGGTTCCAGTTGAACCTGAGCCGCCAGTAGAAGAACCTGAAACAGAGCCAGCCGGTAAGAACGGTATCGTATAACAACACAGGAGGCTCCCTACGGGGAGCTAATACCCATGAGTGCTATCAGACAGTCGATGATTTATTGTAGCGTAGCAGCCGTTATAGGCATTGTTACGACCGTTTATCCCAATGACCTTCAAACATCAAGAGCAGGTCTTGAGCTTATAGCAAGTTATGAGAATTGTGTAAGCTGTACGTACAAAGACAGCATCGGTAAGAATACCATTGGAATAGGCAGTACTCGCGGCCTGGATGGTAAGCCGGTGCCAAACAACCAACTACTATCTAATGATGACATAGCCCGGTTACTGGTGCGCGACATCAAAGAATCTGAAGAATGTGTAATCAAGTACTTTAATGGCCAGAAGATGCCACAGCCGGTATTTGATAGTGCGGTTTCGTTAGTGTACAACAATGGCTGCTATGGCACCCGTTGGAACAAGAGTGCCAATCGCCCGACATTCATTGCCAGGTATGCAGTCGCTGGTGACTGGAATAATGTATGCTACCGGTTCAGCGACTTCGTTAATGCCGGTGGTGTACGTAGTAAGGGTTTAGTTAATCGACGTACAGCGGAGCAGAAGCTATGTATACAGTACCGGCAGTAAAGACCGTACTCTTATGGCTCGTAGGAGCCTTATCAGCAGTACTTCTAGTTGGACTCATGCTCTTTTACAGGAGTGCGGCAGAAGACGCTGAGACTCTCTCTAAGGAGCTTACAGAGCGGGTTGTGCAGTTAGAGGAGACTCTGGATACACGTATAAAGAACGAACAAGTTAACAATAATATAGTGTCTGATGGGCGTAAGGCCAAGGCCACTATTAAGGAAAAGACAGATGCGAGCATTAAGATTGTTGAGCAATCGGGTAGCGGTGTCGTTATGGCTGATGATATTACTAAGCAGTTGCAGCAGCGTTCCAACGAAGTACGTGCAAGCTCCCTTAGTGATGCCCGTAGAGCTAACTGAGAAGGTCGTAGTCGATTCCTATAGTGGTAAGACTGACGTTGACCTAGCTAAGTACACTCTGTACCTACTAGGGCTTGTAGAGGGCTTTAACGAGGATAGGGTATCCGTTCAGTTGATTATTGAGAATCATAATAAGGGTACTGCTCAGGTTAAATCAAAGTAGTACCATAGTGGCCTGCATAGTATCTCCCTGGCGAGTGTATTATAGCAGGCCAAATATGATATAGTTATGCGAGACGGTAGCGACCCTAGCGACCGACCATAGTATCCCCCATAGGCCCTCTTCAAAGGGAGTATCCAGCTACCCACTTAGAGCTTACAGAAGGGCTTCTAAGGGCACAGTAGCAAGAGCCTAGGCGATTAGCTGGCCTAGCAGCTTAAGGGACACTGTGAGCCGTACAAGAGACTCTAAGGTACATCATAGAGGGTAATCGGTAAGTAGCTCCTTAGTTAGTGGTTAGTCGGTATAGCTATAGTCTCATAGGTAGCCGGTAAGGTCAAGCCTTATCAATACGGTAGTAGCTATCCGGTTAGTATCCTGGTTAGTCCGGTAAGCATAGGTATGAGTAGTCTTGTTAGTAGGTAGCTAGGTGCGCCTGTAGGCGGCTTA